TCACATGGAGCTCACGTTTATGTACCCTTTAATAAGCGCAAGGGCGTTAATTCTACCAAATTCTATATCTTTAGATGCATGTTCAGGGTTTTCTGATACCAATTTAATAAATGGTTCTCCTTTCTCAGATTTTCTGATATATTTTACAACAACATAGTAATCTCCATCAATTTCATAGGATATGAGATACATTTGACCGTAAAATAAATCTTGAATATTTAAAGGCATCTCTTTATAGATAATAATATCTCCTGCTTTTAATATTGGTTGCATCGAATCTCCTGTAACCCTAATAGCACCATCGCATTTAGGTAGATTGGGTACTTGAATATAATCTATAATTGTCTGATCACTACTATCTAAGAAATCTCTTAAGCCTGCAGATGCTGTAAAATTATATAATGGAACAGATTGCTTATCTTCTTTTCTTTCGTGATATTTCAAAGAACTTAATGATGTCAATAGATGAGGATCGGTGTTTGAAGTATGTTCTTTATCTGCTGTTTTTAACATTTTGCCTCTGCCAGAAAATAACCATTCGTAATTCACATCTTGAGCAAACGAAAGAAATCTTGCAATATTTTCTTCGCTAATGCCATTATTTTGCCCTAATATCCCTCTTGTCGTGCCAGATTTCTTGTAATAATCCGCTTCTGTGATACCTTTTTCTTGTAGATATTGCAAAATATTTTGCTTTATCTGTGATTTTTCTTGTTTTTTTTCTTGCATAATCGAGATTTCTTGTTAACTTTGCAACGTGGTTATAAAAGACCACGCCCCAAAAATACAAAAAATATTAGATATACACATTAATATAAATAATAAAAAAATACAACGATGAAGAAATACATTTTAACATCTGAAAGCGAGAAAGAACGCTTAATGAAGATTTACAAAGTTTGTGAGAAGACTTTAAGACGTGCATTAATGTTTGATGGAAAGCGTGGCTTTTCTGATGCTGCAAAAGCAATTAGACAAGATGCAATGCTACATGGAGGAATTTTGATGTGCGACGAGTGTAAAGCAATAGAAACATTTCACTTTAGCGATGGAACGATGATACAAGTTCTTCCAGGCGACAGAATTCTAACAGTGAAGAATAGAAAAGCAGAATTAAGAAAAGGAACAACGCTCTTAAAGACATTTGAGAGTGATTTAATTTCTGAAATAGAGAAGCTTCATGCTGAGATCCTTCCATGTTTGCCAAACTACAATAATGTAACTGTTTTATAAAATGATTGAATATTACAACGATAAACTTTGCATCCCTTCAAAAGAATTAATTGAACGTGGATTGTTAAGTGAGCCAAATTATAAACAGATGGCTGCACGAAAGAAGTTTTGTGTTGTACGAAATGCTCGTGGATTAGGTAATTACGCTTTAGTTGCAGTTGATAGTCTTCCATCTGATATGAAAGAAGCCGTGAGAGAATGGTATCCAAATATTGAGATAACACGCCTTGTGAAATGGATAAAAGATAACTACATCTACGATAGAAACGCTTATAATTTCTATTCAGACGAGGAGTTATGCGGTGCAAAGCTTTCACAAAAGCACATCTTAGAATATACGAATAATGCAAGTGTAATTCAGTGTGCAATATCACTTTATAATAATGCAAAAGCGCAGCACCAAGTGATGGGTGAAAGGTACGACTGGGAGATGATGACACAGTGCCTGGACTTGATAAAAAAGGAATTTAACCATACGCTGCCTTCAAGTGTTATTCGTTTTAGAAAGAAAGTGAACGAATTTAAGAAGCAAGGCTATAAATGTTTGATAAGTGGAAAGTTCGGTAACCAAAATACCAGACGTGTAGACTATAAAACAGAGCAATTGATTCTTGGTTTAGCTATACAGGGCAATCAACCCTTTGCAAAGCAAGTTCATGACATGTATATTTCTTTCGTTTGCGGTGAAATTGAAGCCTTTGACCCCTCTACAGGTGAAATGTTTAACCCAGAAGACTTTGTAGACAAGAAAGGCGAACCTAAAAAATTGAGCGAAGCAACCATAAACTTCTATATGAATAAACCTAATAATAAGGTTTTGATTGAGCATAAATTGAAGAGCTGGACCAGCTTTATGCATGAGAATGCACCACATGTGCATCGTCATGCACCAGAGTTCTCTCTTTCAAAGGTGAGTTTCGACGATAGGGATTTGCCACGCAAGTTGAAAGATACTAAACTTAGACCAAAAGCATATTATGCTTACGACGTTGCAAGTCAATGTGTAGTTGGATTTGCTTATAACAGATATAAAACAACCGATATCGTAATAGAATGCTTTAGAAGTATGTTCAGACTGTTAGATAGACACGGCTGGGGCACTCCTGCGCAAGTCGAGGTTGAAAATCACTTGATGACTCAATGGAAAGATAACTTCTTAAAAGCCGATGTGATGTTCCCCTTTGTGCGCTTCTGTGCTCCTCAAAACTCGCAAGAAAAGTATGCAGAACCAATGAACGGTGGAAAGAAGAAAGCAGTTGAACACCGCAACCACTTAGGTATTGGACGCTTCTATGGAAAAGGCAAATGGCGTACCGAGAGCAAGAAGATAAGCGATGCAAGTAATGACTCATACGAAGATAAAGAATATTACACCTGGGAGCAATTGATATTAGAGGATGCTTGCGACGTAATGGAATGGAATAATTCTTTACATCCAAATCAAAAGAAGTATAAAGGAATGACACGCTGGCAAGTGTTTGAGGCGAATATCAACCCTACACTTCAACCAATTAATAAAGCTGTTTTGGCAAGATATATTGGTGAAAAGGTGGAAACGAGCATCAGACGAAACAGCTATTGCAGAGTTGATCATCAAGACTGGTGGTTAAGTGATACAAGCGTTCTTGAAAAACTTGCGCCAAACAACATGAAAGTAGACGCCTATTACATTCCAGATGAAGAAGGTAAATATAATGAAGTCTTCATTTATCAAAATGATATGCTGGTTGATAAATTGGAGAATTTAGGCACATTCAACACTGCAGACGCAGAACAAACAGAAGAGGATAAAGCTATATTCTTGAAACAACAAAAGAAGATTGCTTCTTTTAATAACTATCTAAAGAATAACGCTATTAGTCATGTAGGTGTGTTGAAAGAAAGAGATAGCTATGTGGAAGATGTGGAAGACCTCGAAATAGAAACGCCAATCTCCAATAATGATGAAGACTACAATAATTACTTAGGTAGTTCTTGGGCACAAGACTATGCAAAAAAAGGATTAGAAGACCATTAAACAACGTTCAAATAACATTTAAACTCTATTTTAATATGATTACAAACGATATAAAAATACGAATTATCGAAGCTATAAAAGCTAATCGTGAAAATTATCCAAGCGACGCAAAGCACGCAGCTGCATTAGGTATTAACACTGCAGTGTATAGTGCAGTGAAAAACGGACAAACAGACAAAGTTTTGAGTGATGCTAGTTGGATTGCTATTGCAAGAAGATTAGATGTGGAATTGCGCTCAAAGATTGAGTGGAAAGCAGCCAAAACACCTACATATCTTTATATAATGGCACAGCTAGAGTTCTCGCAAAACTCTTGTACAAGTGGAATTCTTTGCGACATTCCAAACATTGGAAAGACGTTTACTGCTCGCCTGTACGCATCAAGTCACAAGAATGCAGTATATATCGATTGTTCGCAAGTAAAAACAAAGCTAAAGCTAATTAGAAAGATAGCTAAAGAGTTTGGTGTGAATAGCAATGGACGATATAGCGATGTGTACGATGATCTTGTTTTCTATCTTCGCAGTATTGATCAACCTCTGATTATTTTAGATGAAGCAGGCGACTTGCAATATGAAGCATTCTTAGAGCTTAAAGCCTTGTGGAATGCAACTGAACGTTGTTGCGCTTGGTATATGATGGGTGCTGATGGTTTAAAAGAAAAGATAAACCGCTCTATAGAATGCAAGAAGGTAGGTTATACAGAAATGCTTTCACGTTATGGCGATAGATATTCAAAAGTAACACCAGATGATGGTAAAGAAAGAGAGAAGTTCTTGCGAGAACAAGCACACATTGTAGCGAAGTTAAACGCACCAGAAGGCACCGATATAAAAGCAATAGTGTTGAAGACACAAGGCGGTTTGAGACGTGTCTACACAGAAATAGAAAAATTAAGAACAATTTAAAAATAAGTGAGATGAAAATATTTGAAATGGAAATGGAGAATGCTTTAAAGAGTATTTACGCAGAAGTAAAGCATATTAACAAAATGTTAGAGACAAGATTTGATAGTGAGATTCCTTTTACATCTCAGGAAAAGTTTGCTGAGCGAAGAAATTCAATGAAAAAGAAATCTACAATTTCTTTTACGTCTCAGGAAAAGTTTGCTGAGCAAAGAAATTCAATGAAAAAGAAATCTACACACACGTTGATTAATTACGAGCAATGCAAGTATGAAGTGATGCAAGATATTTTTACAAACACCATTGTAAGAATGGTAGTGAAAAAAGATGAGGTTGCAGATACATTTATAGAGAGGGCTTTGGTTTTCAGCGAAAAGGCTGCAGACATGTTTATTGAACGATTAAAAGCTGGAGGTGAAAAAGGATGACAAAGCAAATAAGAGCGTATAATCCTCGTGAAGTTTCACAGAAAAAATATGAAGTTATCAAATGGAATGGACAATGGCGAGAATCATTCGGACGTCCAGCCATGAATGAAACTTGGTTTATCTCTGGAGCATCTGCGCAAGGTAAGAGTTCTTTTGTGATGCAATTAGCAAAAAAGCTTTGTGAATATGGAAAGACACTCTATGTAAGTGCAGAAGAAGGTATAAGACAGTCGTTTCAACGAAGACTTGAGATGTTTGAGATGAACTCTGTTGGACGAAAATTAAGCATCATAGAAGATCCAGATATAAACCTATTGAAAGAAAGATTATCTAAGCCTAAAAGTCCTCGATTCATTATTATAGATAGCTTTCAGATGGCAAACTGGACCTACCAGGACGCTATGGAACTGATAGAAACATTTAATAAGAAAAGCTTTATTTTTATTTCACAAGAATACAAAAGCCGTCCGATGGGTGCAGATGCCGTTCGATTGAGATATGCAGCAGGCGTGAAGATTAGAGTATCTGGATTTATGGCACTTTGCTCTGGTCGTGAAAAAGAAACTGCAGGCGGTGGTGGTTTTGTCGTATGGGACGAAGGAGCGATAAGATATGGAAATAAAATTGCAGTTGAAAAGAAAAACGATATAGACAATGAAGAATAAAGAACAACCAAAGCCTTTGCTATTTAGATTTAAAGCAACTATAAGCGTTAGGACAAATGGTAAAACTTTAAAAAAAAGTAGAACCATGGGAGTAATTAATGAAGATGGAGGTAAACAACTACAAAAAGAAGTGATAGAAACCTTTAGGCGTATTTGTAAAGAAAATCTGAGAACCAACAAAGAATTAAGGAAAAGTTTGAATATCCAAGAAAATTCCAAAGTTCGTGTATATATATCAGTAAAAACTTTAGAGTGTGATGAAATATTCGAAATTTAAAAGGAAACAACAACGATGAGTAAAGTAAGTGAAATAATTAATTTAACAACACCAAGTTTTCCTGGAAATTATAATCCAATAAGCACTGCAGGTTTTGTACGATTGAACCAAGATTGCAAGACAGTTGCAAAAGAACAAGTTGTAAGTGAAAATCACGTCTGTAATAAATGCCAGGGCAATGGATATTTTTGGTCTCACAACTCATATAATGAGCCAGTGAAAGAGCCTTGTTTTATGTGTGGAGGAACTGGAGTTCTGGATGCAGTAGTGACAATTGAATGGAAGCAACAAAATACAAATAAATAATAAGTAAAGATGAAAAATATTTTAACGAACATTGCAAGCTGGTTTAGAACTACTTGCGAGAATGAGAAAAAGACAAGAAGAATTGAACTTGAGAATAGAGTTTGCAATGATGCAAAAGTAGCAATTCAAATTACAGAATACAATGGCACTTTGTATGTTTGCCACAACGAGTTGCCTTTGATTCCTGTTGAGAGTTTAAAAAATAGCGTGAATGACACTTTAACTGTTGCACGTCAAGTTTATGTAGACTACAAATTATCGCAATATGAAAGGTAAATTTTATTTTGAGACCAGGTGCGGAAAGAAGCACCCAAAGTGGATTAAGTTGCTCGAGCAATATTTTCGCTTTATCACATCTAAAAGCAATGAAAGCTTTACCTGGATTACTCTTTGCGCTGAAATGAACGAGGAACTTCTTGCAATAAAAAAGCGAACAGTTCTGAACGAAAAAACCAATCTCACTGCAGAGATTTGCGAAGATAAGGATGAGTACTCCATCGAGATTAAAAGAAATCAAGTGACAATGGCTGTAATTAGATTTAGAGAGAACTAGAGAGAATGAAAAAAGTAAATAATTACAAGTATTTCTACTTTCTTCTTCGCTACATCTACACAGATAAAGAAGAACAAGAAGAATATAAGCGAGCTCTTATTTCACGCATCACCGATGGAAGAACAACCAGTTTAAAAGAGATTGATGATCGAGAGTATTTCACTTTGATAAATCAACTTGAGGACATTGTAGGAATAAAGGATAAGATAAGAAAAGAGCGCAGCTCAACATTAAAGCTTTTGCAAAAAGAGTTCAACGTTGACACAACTAACTGGAATAAAGTCGATGCTATTTGTCTTTCTAAAAGAATTGCAGGAAAGCCCTTCAGGTACTTAAACATAATGGAGCATGGAGCAGTGAGGCAAAAGTTATATAGCATTCTTTCAAAGGGTGGATTTAAAGCTAGAAAGAAAGACATCTTACAAGAACTTCAAATTGTGATCATCAGAGAGAACGCAAATAAAAAGAACAATATTAACAATCAAAACAAATATAATTAAATGGAAAATAAGTCAATGTTAGCAGGATTATCTGCAGAGGAAAAGAAGCAACTACTAAAAGAGTTGCAGAATGAGGAGAAGCAGGAACGAGTAGGAAAGCGCAACGCTTACGAAGCTTTAAGAAAAGAACTACTTCTACAAGTTGAATCAAAGCTATTAGCTGTTGCAACAGATGTAGCTCTGTTTAAGGATTGGTTAAATAAGGAGTGCGAATCATTTAAGGAAGTGATGAGCGAGTATGGACAACTTCGCAAAAGTGAGCAGCGCAACTTTACACTTGTAAATGGTTCTTTCAAGTTGGAAGTATCTTCAAATAGTGTAAAAGGATTTGATGAGCGTGCAAATATCGCTGCAGAAAGACTTGTGAAATACCTCGAGGAGTATGCAAAGAAAACCGACAAAGGCACTGCAGACCCCATGTATCAGCTCGCAATGACACTCTTAGAGCGTAACAAAGCAGGTGATTTGGACTACAAATCAATATCAAAGCTATACGCTTTAGAAGATAAGTTCGACAACGAATATGCAGAGATAATGACGTTGTTCAAAGAGAGTAACGTAGTTCAGAAAACAGCACTTAACTACTATTTCTTCCAGTTGAATGATAAGGGTGTTTGGACCAAGATAGAACCATCATTCTGTAGGTTATAGGCTTTAAAAGATTGAAATAAATAAAGGTGGGTATTACGTGGGTAATACCCATTTTTTATTGTTATAGAAGAATTGGGTATTCTTTGGGTAATACCCAGCTTGCATTATCGAAAATAAAGTTGTATGCCGTTTGGGGGCTTTATTTATGGGATTTAAAGGTAAAATAAGTAAAGGTGGGTATTCTCTGGGTAATACCCAATTTTTCATTATTGCAGATAAAACTATATGTTATTGTTTGGTTTTATAATTCGATTTTGTATATTTGCACCTATGGCAAAAGGTCGAGATAAAGAGCTTATAGAACTTCGAGACAAGAAGTTATTTGAGCGTTATTACTACTGGAGCGAAGTGCAACGCCTTCGATTTGACGATACCATCCGCAAACTAGCCTTTGATGAATTCTTTTTAAGTGAAGCAACCACACTAAGAATTATTAAACGCATGCTTACGGATGGCGCAACCGTTGATGGAAAGACTATTAAAAATAGCCGTTATCAAGGTTTTAGACCTTCACGTCGAACGAAATCGAAGACTTCTGAACTCTCCTTTTTTGCTGAATAGCTTCTGAAATTCTACATGTGTATGTAGATTCATATAGCTTTATCCCATGATTTATCGTTGTATATCTACTGGATGTGCGTATCAATGCGCCATCGTTATTTGGACGAAAGCCTTGCAGTGTATTATGCAAGGCTTTTCTTAAATCTTCACGTTGCATAATTCTATCAATCGTTTTTGAATTTCTGTGCGTATCATCGTAGCAATCAATGATGAGCTTAACTATAACTGTGCACTCTCCTTCTTGTTTTAAGTCCGATAAATTGCTCCACTGACAACTTGAAGCATCAATAAGAACTGCAGGATATGTAAGTGGATACATATCTTTGTTTTCATCGTCGATGGCGTCGAGTTGTCCATAATCTTCATCTATCAGAGATAATTGAGGAATATTCTTATTTATTTCCTCAATGATATTAATAATTAGTTCTTCCATATGCCTTTTCTTTTAATTCGTTCAACTTCTTTTCTATCATTTCTCTTAACTTCTGGTTGAGTTCGTAACTCTCACCTATAAATCTTCGCTGTGGGATTTTTAGCGTCTTCTTTTTTGTGAGTGCAAGGCTCATCCACATCTTCGCTTCTGGTGGCATCGTGTCAAAACTCATCTTTGCTTTCTTGTCTTTATCTTTTCCTTTCTTTTGCCCTGCAATGGAGTAAGCTTTTGCCCAGAAGAACTTCTTCATTCTGGGTGTAACAGTTATCGTTGCGCCATTATTATGGTAGTTTGCGTATGGTTGTGGGTTGCTGATGATAACAGTCCCAGGCAAAACTTGCGAAGAGATGCTTCGCATAAGTGTATCAGTTCCAGAAGTCAAAGGCTTATAGCGACTTCCATATCTCTGGCGAACTGTTGTAGCCCAACTTTGATTGCCGTTATTGGTAAAACCACCCTGTCTAAAGTTGTTTTTAAAGTGGTTTGTTGCAATTATGGCAGCCTTGCGAGGTAGTTCATTTTGTACAGCTTTTGCTATCTCTTCAGGGCATTTCGATATAATAAAAGCAATTTCTTTGGGTGATATTGACATTTTTATTGCATTTTATTTGGATTGTATTTGATTTAGTGGTATCTTTGTGGCATGGGAGACAAGAGCATTGAAAGTAGCCCGAGAAGTTACAGATCCATAGTCAGACTTAAAAGTCTGACTTTTTATATATTCTTAAGTTTCCTTTTATACTCCAGAAAATTTTATCATGAGTGTATTTGCTAGAATTAAAGATAGCTTTTATTCTACTTATAATCTGTCTTTCTGTTATCTCACTTGAGAAGCGATCATCTGTTAAGCAGGCATAAGCATGTTGATCCGAAGAAGCGTGATTCGCATTTCTACAACAGTTATGTATATTGAATGGCGATTTTATATCTACCCAACCAAGCTGTTTAACAAAGAGGTCTGGACATGCTTTTGAATTCTCTGCGATTTCTTTATAAATAGTCTTTCTGCCTTTTTTTTCTACAAATGGAATTTGGGGATTTATTCTCACTTCTCCATACTTTATACTGAATTTGACTGCGCATCTATAAACAAAGGGATAATCTTCTTCAAATTTAGAAGCTAGAAGATGACGCAAAACCTTATTCTTCCCATCGGAGTATTCTGTAATAAATTGTTTAGCTTCAGGTAGCGAATATATAAACTCTTTATCATTGACCGAAGGCTTAAATTCTTTATCCTCTAACTTACTTGTTAATTCTTTAAGCTTTGATTCTTTGTCTATATACTCACACTTATAGCAATCCTTTTCATGATTGCTAAACCATGTCTTCACTTTATTTTTTAATCCTCTATCCTTGTAAAAACTACATTGATTGCAATTTTTAGGGAAATAAGGATGAGTGTCATTAAACATTTTACCATCCTTTCCAGGATTGTTTTCAAGCCCTCGCTGTGCTGGTTCAATTGGAAGATCATCAAGAATATCATCTGGCGATGCTGGATCATCCGTTGACTCAAGAGAGCATTTGCAATTCCATCTGTCGCCTGGATGATGTTTGTTCCAAAATGAGTGCTCGACAGGCAGAGTTAATTTCTTCTCCCAATATCCACGATGTACAGCTTCTGCATCAGGCGAAGTAGTAGGCATCCATCGCAAGTTAGGCATTATGTCTTTGTTCTCGACAAATGAACGCCAATCCGCTGCATTATGAGCTCGAAGAACAGCAGTGTTATACTCGGTTTTTAGCCATGAACCAACATGATGAGAAGATATAGAAGATATATCTTTCATCCACTTATCAAATGGCTTTAAGTTTCCGTTGTCATCTAGCAACTTTGAAGCCATGCTTTTGCCCATTGCGTGTGTTTTAAAAGCTGCAAAGATTTCATTTGCATGCTTCACAGCGTCTAAAAAACCTCTATTGTGATCAATTGAGAATTCTCCTTTGGATAAACCTTTAGCCGTGGCATCATTCATTATTTTGGTGAGTTCCTGCCACATGGTAGGCTCAATGGAATTTTCAACATCGAAACCTCCATATATTGCATTCACGAACTCATCTAACACATCTAAATCGAACTTAACACCACTATCTATGTTGTCAAAATGTGTATGGCATGAACATTTTTTGCCATAGTAGAGTTCATCGACTAGAAGTCTGTAATGTTGGCTTTTGCCCCTTTTGTTGGGGCTATCCCAAAAAAACGATTTAAACGCTGTTTAAATGAAGTTTTATTATCGTTTGAATTCCCTTTTTCTTCCTCCTCTTTATTAGAGTTTAGTGCTGCTTTTAACGCTTCTTTTTCTGCGTTCTTTTGCTCTTTTAGTGCGTTGTAATCCTTTGGTTTTTCAATTCCGAAAGTATCATATAGGTAGTCATCGTCAATTGGCAAACCCATATTACTACACTTTTGAACTATATCGATTTGCTGAGCTACATCTATTTTGTCTTTTTTCGCATATACGAACTCGCCACCATCAGTGTTGAAACCAAGAGCATTGAAGAGGTCTTTCATTTGATAGTTGAGAATGTCCAAGATAAACTCTCTATCATCTGCGTTCATTTCGTCCTCTTCATCCTTGTGAACAGTTCCTAATGCCTGTGTTCCTGAACTTCCAACGTCTGTTGTGAGGGTATTTCCTAAAATTCTGATAGACATTTTGCTATCCCAGTACTCTGTAAAGGTTTTGTAGAGTTCACTTGAACCTGTTTTATTTCCTGCTTCAATTAGCGTTAAATCACTGTCTTTGGGGTGAATGTACACGGCATTTGAACCTTGACGTCTGGCGTCTTGAATAAGCCTTCTTCTTGCTTCTTCATCGCCTGCATCGTAGGTATATTCACGAATAGGCATACCAAATATGTTGCAGAACCTTGCCCAGTCACCTATATTTCCTTTTTTGTAAAGCACTGCAGGTAGGATTTCTGCAAATATTCCTAATTTCCTTTCACTACCTATAAAGAACATGTTCTGAAAGCTTTCAATTGGGACTCCGTCCATATCACCTTGGAAGCGAAGTAGTTTCCTTTTAATTGGGTCGTAATGCTTTCTGTTGATGCTTTCAAAGTGGATGTTTTGGTCCTCTTCTACATACAGTTGAAGTAGCGTAAAACCCCAGAACTCCGATAATATAAGTTCTTTTCTTAACTCTTTAAACCATGGTGAGCGCAGCTGTTTATTGATAACTTTGTCTGGTTTTCCATTGCGCTGAAACTCAATGGGTATCTGCGTTACACCACGTAAGCGTTTATCCATGACACCTGAAAGATGCAAGTCGAATGCTGTGCTTTCGTACATGTCGTAAAGCCTTACACGATTTGAATAATCAATGCTTTTTGCTGCATTGACTGCGTTCATGTAAGTTTCAAGATTAAAGTGAAATAGTTCAGGCATTTGTAGAACTACATCAGGCTGTCTTAAGCCTGGTTGTGAAATATATCCACCTTGTACAATTTTGTTTTTATTCTTTTTCATAACTGATTAATCAAATACTGGTCTAACTTCTTCGCTTTTAATTTGCCAATTCGAGTTGTCTGAAATGGCATCAGAAGGTAGCAAAGGTGCTCCTTCAACTGTAATGTCGCTTTTCATAACGCCTTTAAGCCAGGTCGTCGCACGCTCATACCTGTCTTCTCTAATCTTAGACATCTTGTAGGGGTTGTGCTGGCAATAAATATGGTAGATTGCAATATCTACCGCAAACATCAAGATGAGAGGATGTCTTGCTTCTCCTATCTGTGAAAAAATTGCCTGGCAATCATATTTTTTATTGAGGTAGCTTTTCATTTCAGAGATAGCTCTATCCTCGCATATTTCTATTATTTGTGGATCATAATCTGATGTGCCTTGTCTTAAAAGGCTATCAAGTATTTCACGATGAATCGAAGCATCGTAATCTTCAAGTGATATAAAGTTCTGCATAACTTAAAATGTATAAGGGTTGTTTTCGTTTAATTCATTATAGCCAATTGTATAAACTGGTTCGAGCTCATTTGTCTTGGTGTCTGTCATCGTTACACCACCCTCGACGGCATCGCATCCATCGGCAGGATAAGGAAGTGAAAGTTCGAAGAGTTTAAATTGATTGATAAGCTCTTGCATGTGAGGATTGTCCTTTTCTTCTTCATTGAAGATGATATTTCCTAGCCTATCTAAAGGCTCAAGATTAGCCTCTATACGTGTTGCTTTGTCTGTCTTTTTTCGTGTGTCTTCACGAATAAATAACTGCGTTTTTCGTTTTGCACATTCATCACGAAGTAGTGGCTTAAAAACCTGTTGATAAAATGGGTCTTGCAACTTATTATTTTCGATATACCAATAAACATTGGTCTTCTTTGCAACGTACTTGTCGACTTCGAAATACCAGCCTATAAAGTTGGCATTCGTTTCGTGTGCTAAAAATCCTTTTATAACATAGTAGACGCCTTTTAACTTTCCAATAAGCCACAAGGCTTTGGTAGAACTTCCTTTCTTCTTTGAATCAGAATAAGCAGGGTCGCCATAACCGATAAGGAATTGAAACTTTTCTAATGGCGGTACTTTGCCATATGTAAGATTCTTAAATATTTTACCTTCTGATACTGGATTATTGAAGTACTCTCCCTGTTGCGCTTTGGTGCTAATCTTTGATAGCGTTCTATCTATCTGCTCTTCTGAATTTTTTGCAAGCCATGTGCTTTTGCCGTTTTTGTCACGAATGTTTACAACATCCCAACTGTTTGCAAGTTTGCCAGCTCTGGTGATACAACAGTCTTTAGCAATGATGTTACCGCACCATATAACCAGTGTAGGCTCTGAAATAGAACGTGTAGGATATAACGCTTTTTCCATCCAATCCCACTTTTTATTAAGCGTTACAGGATTTCTGCAATCTTCGTCTGTGTCGTAGTCGTCCATGTAGATGACGTCTGGTCGAATTGCTTCATTACGCATACCACGAGGAGCAGAACCAGCACCAATGGCAATAAACTTAGCACCACAAGTACAAGTGAATTCTCTGTCTGTCCATTGTCCAAGAACTGGTTGTTTCCCGTAAAACTGTTGTATTCTTGGATTGTTCTCAAAATTAATTCTGTAGGGTGTCAACAGACGTACAGCTGCATCAATAGTAGCACTTGCAAGTGCCACGAACTTCTTGCGCTTTGTTAATGTGAGATACATCAAAACGAACATTACAACAGTTGACTTTGCGAGCTCTCTAGACCAGGAAAGAACCTCGTACCATTCATCGTTGGCAATAAGGCGTTTAATTGCTTTGATGTGAAAAGGCGCAAACTCATACTTTGCGTAACTTGGAAAGAAGTATTTAATCCACTCTGCAGGATCTTTCTCCAATCTCTCACGCATTTTATCAATGTCGTAGCGAGATAGAGATTCGTCTATGTCTATATTTTTTGCAAGTCCTTTATTGTATTTTTCCCAAATCGCAAGGGCTTGCTTATCAGTCCATTTTACCATATTTATTTTTTGTTGTTTGCCTGGTCTTTAATAAATGCATCAAACAAGTTGTTGAACTCTTTTGCTTTGTCAATGTCGATAGGTCTTAGCCACGATAAAAAACGCATCGCAACCGATACGCAGTCTGGCACACCAATATCAGATTCGAGTTTCTTAATAGCACCTGCAATCTTTGCAAGTGCATCGGCTTCTTGCGTTGTTGCGAATCGTTCGCCTGGTGGACGTGAACTAATATTGTTGTTGATTTCCACAATTTGGTAACTCCATTGCGAAATGATTTGCTCTGGTGTAATTGTCTTTGAAGCCTTTATCTCCTGCCACTTTCCCTTCTCTGCCCATCTTGCAATCGTTTGTCTTGTTGTTCCAACTTTCTCAGCGATTTCTTCCTGTGTGTAGTTACCATCAAGATATAGCGATTGCGCAATACTTTTTTTATTTAAACTATTGTCTTTTGCCATTGTAATTCTTTTAATAATGTGTATGCAAAGTTCATATATTTTTTACTGAAATAAAAACGCTTTATTTATCGTATGTATTTGATTTGCAATGACATACAGACGTAACGCAACCATGTAAAAGCCGTTTTTTTTATCGAAAAGTGCTCTTTATATTTGCAAAAAATTTACAAACGAAAATGGCAAACAGTAGCATTTTTAACACCATTCCAGGTGATGGTGAAATCGCAATTCTTTTGTATGGAAATGTCGGTGCAAATCAGCAAGTAGATTCGGAGAGAGTAGTATCAGAATTACTTGCTTTAGAAAAGATGTACAACAAGATTGATGTGCGCATCAACAGCACTGGTGGCGATGTCTTTTCAGGCATGGCGATTTTCAACGCACTTCGTAACAGCAAGGCTAATATAACAATGTATATAGATGGCGTTGCAGCAAGTATTGCAGGCATCATTGCTTTGTGTGGAAAGCCTCTTTACATGTCTCCATACGCAAAGCTCATGCTTCACGCTGTTAGTGCTGGTGCTTATGGCAAAGCTTCTGAACTCAGAGAAACTGCAACCCTAGTTGAAAGTTTGCAGAATGACCTTGCATCAATGATTGCAGGTCGTTTAGGGCAAAACAAAGAAGAAATTGTGGCTAAATACTTTGATGAAAAGGACCACTGGATTAGCGCACAGGAGGCTTTAGAAATGAAGCTAATAGATGGCATTTACGATATGAAAGGTGAAGATGTGAAAGCGTCTACCACCGAGGAAATATACAACTATTTTAATAACAGGCTCGAACAGCCTTTAAATGATAATGAAATGACGTTAAAAGACCACTTAAAGAGCGTTGCATCATTTGCAAATTTAGCAGATGACAACGCAATTTTAGCTCATATTAATGAGCTAGAGAATGCAGCAACTAAAGTTGAAGCACTTGAGAAAGCAGTTAACACTTACAAAGAGAAGTTAGCTGTGTTGGAGCAGAAAGAAATTACCTCTTTCATTGATAAAGCTATTGCTGAAGGTAAAATTACCAACGAGCAAAAAGAAAGCTTTACAAACCTCATGAACAGCGATAGAAAAAATACAGAAGCATTGATTAATTCAATGAAAGCAAATCCTTTCGTAAGGGCTTCTTCTGTATTTACCCCAGAAAACAAGGGTGCAGAAAATATCGCTAATAAGACTTGGGACGAACTCGACCAGGCAGGCGAGCTTGCAACCCTTCGTGCAGCTTCTCTTGAAACTTTCAAAGCGAAGTACAAAGAGAAGTTTGGAATTGATTATAAGGAGTAATCCTCTGTAATACATCTCACCTACATTTACTTATTATTTACTTATTTATTGGTTTAAATTAAAACAAAATTACAATGGCATTAAACAAAGAAATTTGGCAACAATCGCTGGTCGAGAATTTCTATCCATCGAACTCATTTGCTGAAAAATCAGTAGACGATTCAGTTTACGTTTCAAACCACAAAGTGCACATTCCTAATGCTGGTGCTCCTTCTGGTGTAAAAAAGAATCGCCAAACTAAGCCTGCATCTGTGAATCAACGCACAGATAACGACTTAGAATACGTAATCGACGAACTCACAACTGATCCAATCTATATTCCAAATATAGATACAGTTGAATTGTCGTACGATAAGCGAAATAGCATCTTGCAAAACGATAAGTCGCAACTTCAAGAGGTTGCACATGTTAACTTGCTTGAGCGTTGGGGTAAACTCGTTCCAAAAGAACAGGTAATTCTTACAACAGGCACAAAAGAGCGTGACGCTCACACTTCTGCAACTTCAATTGGAAAGCGCAAGCGCATCTGTAAGGAAGACGTTATCAACTTGATGACGAAGTTTGATGCAGACAACATTCCAGAAGGTGATCGTTATTTGCTCCTAGATGCACACATGTACGCTGATTTGCTTGCAGATCTAGCAGATACAGATAAGTGGGCTTTCACAAACTCTGCAGACGTTCAACGAGGCATTGTTGGAAACCTCTATGGTTTCAATATCATGAAGCGTTCAAAAGTTCTTCGTGTGAAGAATGATAAGACCTTACTTCCTTGGGACGAAACTGGCGAAGCTGGAGAATTAGCAGCAGCGCTCGCATGGCATAAGCTTTCAGTTTCACGTGCAATGGGTGAAGTGAAGATGTTCGATTCTGAAAATAACCCACTTTACTATGGCGACATCTACTCATTCTTGCTTCGTACTGGCGGTTCAGTTCGCAGATACGACAAGAAAGGTATTTACTTGCTAGCTGAAGCATCTAAATAAAAGGAGGAGCGAATATGTTACCTAGAATCAAAATTCAACTTCTTAATGGTCAATTAGGCATCGTCGGGGACTCACCCGACGGCTTATTTGCTCTTGTTTGCGCAGCTGCAGCAGTTGCAGAAACTTTCAAACTTGATACTTCATATAGCGTTCATTCGCTAGGTGACTTGAAAAAGTTAGGCGTAACGGCTGAAAATAACCCACGCTTATTTAAGCATGTTGAAGACTTCTACAACGAAGTTCCAGAAGGCACAAAGGTTATTGTTTTTGGCGTGGACAAAACAAAGACATTCACTGAGCTTTGCGATAAAGAAAGCGGTGTTATTAAAGAACTGATCACCTCTGAAAATGGTGCTCTTCGTGGCATCTTTGTGGCTGGTGATGGTCGAGAAGCAACGGCTACAACTCAAGGTCTTGATGAAGATGTTTTTACAGCTTTGCCAAAGGCACAACAGCTTGCAGAATGGGCAGCAGAGAGTCTTTTTGCACCTCTTTTCGTCGTTCTTGAAGGTCGTGGATTCAAAGGCACAACGCCTAAATCTTTGCGCAAAGAGAAATATAATCGTGTAGCAGTTCTTATTGGTGATACCATTGCTTCTTCTGAAGGTGCTGCCATTGGAACTCTAGCTGGGAAATTAGCAATCATCCCAGTTCAACGCAACGTTGGACGTGTGAAAGATGGTTCACTATTCCCTCTTGAGATGTATCTAGGAGCAAACACTGTAGAAGAATCTTTCGGTCTTGTTTCTGATTTGTATGATGCAGGCTACATCACACCAAGAAAGTATGTAGGCAAGAGTGGCTACTACTTCGTGGATGATCAGATGGCTTGTGAACAAACAGACGACTATTCACACTTGACTGCTAGAAGAACCATTGATAAGGCTTATCGCATCGCATACAACGCTCTTCTTAACTTCATGTTAGATGAGCTCACAGTGAATGAAGATGGCACTTTGCATCAAGGTGTTGTGATGGCTTGGCAACAAGAAATAGAGAACGCTATCAATCGTGCAATGACTGCAGCGGGTGAACTCTCTGCAACAGAAGCTGGAGAAGGTTGCAAGGCTTTCATTGATGCTTCGCAGAATGTTCTTGCTACAAGTAAGATTAATGTAACCTTCAAAGTTAGACCATTTGGCTATTCACGCTTTATCGACGTGAACCTAGGCTTCTTAGTTGAAGAGAGTGGCAAGTCAAAAGATAAAAAGTAAAATAATGCAAGGTAGATTAAATTCTACCTTGCTATAAAACTTAAAAGATATGTTTAATTCAAGAGAATACGAATGGGCGGATATTACGGTTGTAATGGGTGGACGCAACATTACTGGCTTAAGAGGTATTAAATACAACATTAAGCGTGAAAAGGAACTGCTTCACGCAAAAGGTAATAAACCTCACTCTGTACAGCGTGGAAACTACGATTACAGCGGTGAAATTAGCCTTGTACAAAGTGAATATTTGGCACTTCGTGCAGCTGCTAAAGGTGATATTTTGAACACGTCGATAGACATTATTGTGGATTATGGCGACCCCTCGCAAGGTGACGCAAGGACAACCGACATCCTTATTGGTGTAGAGTTCACAGAAGATAATACAGAGTGGAAGCAAGGTGACAAGAACCTTGAAAAGGCTATTCCATTCATTTTTTTAAACAAAAAACAAGCGTAAAAGATGAAGTTTACAAAAGAGCAAATTAAAGAGTGGAAAGCTAAACACGGTGAGCTTTTCGAGATTACAGTAGAAGATAAGAGTTGCATCCTACATCGTCCAACTCGTAAGGATTTATCTTATGCTTCAGCGGTGAAAGATCCAGTCAAGATGAGCGAAGTCATGCTGAACGCTTTATGGGTTGCAGGTGATGAGGAAATCAAAGAAGATGACTCTTTGTTCTTGGCAGCAATTCAAAAGATGCAAGACATCTTGGAGGTGAAAGAAGCAGAAATAAAAAAGCTCTAGAAGATGCTGAAGTTGATACTTCGGATGGTGTAGATATTCTCTTTTGGGACACCGTACTCCGCTATTACCTTTCGATTGACCCTAACGAAATGCCCGACGAGGTTTGGGCGCAAACGATAAAAAATCTTAGTGAAATAAGAAAGCTAGAAAAGGATGGATAATGCTTTAAAATTTTTAATCAAGATAACCGCAACGCCAGGTAACACTTTGGCGACTGCTCGTCTTTGCAAGGATCAGCTTGATAGTATAAAATTAAAGTCTTTAGAGGCAAAGAATGCACTTAAAGAGACATTTAATTTTAGTTCTTTCAAGTCTGGCTTGATGAGCATTCCAGGAATGGCTTTTTTGATGAATCCTACAACGCTCATCGGTGCTGGTATCGGTGCTGTTTCACGCTTAGGCGCACAAGCCGAGAGCACCGCTGTAGCGTTTAAAACTCTTGTAGGCGACGAGAAGAAAGCAGGCGAAATGCTTAAAGAGATTGGAGACTTTGCGAACCATTCACCATTCGGCAAAATGGAACTCGTCGAGGGGGCGCAACAGATGCTTAACTTTGGTATTTCAACTGAAAAAGTTTTGCCACTGATGAAGCAGTTAGGTGATATTTCAGGTGGTAATAAAGACAGGTTCGCATCTCTTTCACTTGTGATGGGTCAAGTATCTTCTACAGGTTACTTGATGGGTCAAGATTTGCAGCAGTTTATCAATGCTGGATTTAACCCAGTTTATGAACTTTCAGAGATGACTGGCAAGTCTGTTTCAGACCTCAAGGACATGATGTCTAAAGGACAAATCACTGCAGAGAATGTAGCGCAAGCAATTGCACATGCAACTGGTGAAGGAGGAAAGTTCCACGGCATGATGGAAGCTAAAAGCCAAACCCTAGAAGGCAAGCTTTCCACTCTTCAAGATACAGTAGTAACCAGTGCGGAGGAACTTTCAAAAGGTATTAATAGCCCTATTGGTGAATTGGTTGATCAAATTACCGCCATTATTCCAACTATCACAAATGGATTACAGCTGGTATTCAAGGCGTTTGGTGCATGCATCAAGTTTGTTATGAAGTTTAAAACTGAATTAGCAATACTTGGAGGAGTTGTACTAGGAATCTTCACGATCTGGAAAGTCTACAATGCAGCGTTAGCAGCTTATTTGGTTGTCTCAAAACTTTGCCAGGCTGCAACTGTTATTTGGACCACAGTCCAATGGGCGTTAAACGCAGCAATGACGGTAAACCCAATAGGAATAGTGATTACAGCAGTTGTGGCACTTGTGGCAGCCATTGGATATGCCTGGGTAAAATTTGCAGGGTTTAGAGCCTTCTTAATTACCATGTGGGACACGATTAAGCAGTTTGGAAATATCCTAAAAGACTTCTTGATTGATAGAATAACTGACTTAGTAAAAGGCTTAGGCAGTGTTGCGACATCACTTTATAAGTTGTTTAAAGGTGATTTCAAAGGTGCAGCAGATTCATTCTCTGATGGTATTAAGCAGATAAGTGGTTATAACGCTTTCAAAAAAGCCTACATTTCAGCTTATGACACTGCAACTAATATCGGTGCTAATTTCAACAAGAACCTAAAGAATGAGCGAGCGAAAGACAAAGCGAAACAAGAAAGCAAGTCGGAGATTGCGGAGCCAGAAATCAAAGGTTCTGCAAAAACAACAAGTAACGAAGTAGTTTTCGGTGAAGGCAAGAAAGGTAAAGGCAAAAAAGGCAAGAAGGGCAAACATGGCAAGTCAGCAGAAGAAATTGCAACGGGAGGAAAGCGTTCAACTGCTATCACCATGAACATTTCTAAATTCTTTGACACCATCCATGTTCACATGTCGGACAAAGCAGACACTGCAGAACTTGAAAGAGTAGTTGTACAATGTATTAATCGTTCGCTAGCAATTGCAACATCAACAGATAGAGGTTAATTATGGAGTACAGAGAAATATTAGATAAAGGTTTGCCATTAAAGGTAAATAACAAGGCTCATCGCTTTGTTCTTGAAAATCTTGCACTTCGAATCATCGGAGGCAAAGTGCCACCATACTGGCTTTTTCGTGAGATTGGTATTGCGAATGTTGATAGCGAAGATTACGACAGCATAAAAGCTTTAAGTGATGAAGAGCTGGAGGACATGGTGCGCACCAACGCACTTGGCATTCCAATGGCAATGCCTCTTGAGCTTCGCATAGAAGAACCAGGCGCAAAGTCATGGCTACTTCCTTTCGAACCCATGATTAGTATCACAGGTAAAAACATCATCAAAAAGCGCAATGTGAACAAAGGTAATGTTCGTGGTAGCATAAAGGAAAGATGGGCGCAAGATGATTACGAAATCACAATTGAAGGCGTTTTAATTTCTACTGATGGAAAATACCCCGAGCAAGACGTATCAAAGTTGCGAAAGCATTGCGAAGCAGCATCTGTATCTTGTCTTTCTCCACTACTGGAGATTTTCGGAATAAATCACATCGTAATTGAAGAATGGGAGTTGCCATTTACCAGTGGCACGGAGAATCAAAACTATAGTATCAAAGCCGTTTCAGATAATGACTACAAACTGCTTTTAGGGCGTGAGGAATATAACGGATTACGAAATAAATAACCTGTATTATGTACACTTTAGACTTCGAAGTAAAAATAGGTGAATTCTATCTTGGAATGGTTGATAGTATAACCATCCATAAAAGTGTAGAGTTACTTGCAGACACTTGCGAGATTGTTCTACCTGCTGCTAGACTAAATAAAGCTTTAGAGGTAGAAGAGCAAATTAAACGAGGAGATGAAGTGAGCGTTAGTATAGGCTATAAAGAAGTTGGAATAAAAGAAGAGTTTAAAGGCTATTTGCAAAGAATTTCAACAGATGGTGGTAGCATTAAACTATTCTGCGAAGATGATTTATTCCAATTTAGAAAGGACTTACCAAATGAAGAGCTTAAGAAGATTTCACTTGCTGACTTGCTTTCGAAAGTGGTAAAAGGTATAGGCAAAAACTACAACGTAGATTGCAGTTATACATGGGTCTATGATAAGTTCGTTATTCGAGATGCTACAGGCTATGATGTTTTAAAAAAGGTGCAAGAAGAGTGCGGAGCAGACATCTATTTAAAAGATGGTGTTTTGCACATTCATCCACCAGGTGAAGTTATAGGCAAAGAGAGGTTTTACGATTTTGCAGTGAACATCGAAGAAGCAGAACTATCTTTTAAACGAGCAGAAGATAAGAAGGTGAAAGTCGTTGTAAAAGCGATAATGCCTGACGGCAAAGTGAAAGAAATAGAAGTCGGTTCTACTGGTGGCGAAAAAGTCGAAGTGAAATGTCATGCATCGGACACTGCAAGTATGAAAGCACGTGGCGAAGCAGAAGTGAAAAGACGCACCTTCGATGGATACGATGGAAGCATCACGACATGGTTAATACCTGAATGCAATCCTGGTGATACAGCGAGCATTCACGATGGGGATTACACCTATAAAGATGGTACTTATTTCGTACGTTCGGTGACAACTGAATTTTCAGAAGGCGGAGGAAAGCGCAAAGTTGAATTAGGATATAGATTAAGTTGATATGGACCAGTATAAGGAACTCGCAACACTAATTAAACAAGCCTCATCAGGAGGTAGTCGTGTAACAATTTTGCAAGGAATTGTGAAAGAAGTTAGCGGTGTAACATGCACAGTTGAGATAGGTAGTTTAACTGTTTCAGATGTGCGTTTGCGTGCTTCTGAAAAGCAAGAAGAAACGCAAATACTAATAACGCCTGCAATTGGTTCAGCAGTTATCCTTGCAAGTCTTTCTGGTGACATGACAAACCTTGTAGTAGTTGCAGTGGATGTTGCAGAGAGCATCACCATTAACGGTGGTAAACTTGGTGGATTAATCAATATTGAAGCCTTAACTGCAAAGCTTAATGAACTAGTTCAAGTGTTTAATTCGCACACGCACACCGCACCAAATGGACCGACAACACCGCCTACAACATCAGCGAATCAACTGCAAAGAGCAGATTATGAGGATGAAAAAATAAAACATTGATGAGAGCTATAAAATTAAAAAACTTCGAGATAGATGTACAGCTAAAGTTTGATAATGAAGGTAAAATCCTTTCAGGCTTAAACTTGGGCGACACACTTAGACAAAATCAAGCGTTAATCCTGGTGCTTCATCAAGGAGAGCTAAAGGAGCGTCCAGAGGTAGGCGTTGGCATCGAAGATATGCTTTTAGATAATGACATCCTTTATTGGAGAAGTCGAATCAGAGAGCAATTAGAACTTGATAATCAGAATGTAGATAAGGTGAGAATTACTACAGGAGGAATAGAAATTAATGCAAGTTACTAAAAAGAAAGAAAGGAGGAAATTATGCAAAAAAATACGAAAGAATGGATACAATATGGTAGTGCGCTAGGTATGCTTGCTAGTGGCGTTTGCCTTGTGTTTTTGTGCTTTTTCTTCAACAATTACGACTTGAAAGATTCTGTTTTGTGGTATGTCGGTCAATGCCTCGTTTACGCTGGTTCGGTATTTGGCATCAAGGCTTACATTAACTCGAAATATGGCGACATCAAAACGTTTGTTGAGAAAGAGATAAAGAAAGAAGAACAAGAACAAGAACATGAACATGAGAAATATTAAATATATAGCTGTACACTGCACTGCGAGCAGTCAGCACGCAACCATTAAAGAACTCTTACTTGAGTTTAAAAGAAAAGGCTGGTCAAAGCCTGGCTACCACCATATCGTGGATGTGAACGGAAAGGTATTTAACACGCTTCCAGAAGAAGAAGTAAGCAATGGTGTAAAAGGATTTAATTCAAATCTTATAAACGTTGCTTATATCGGTGGAATTGACGCCAAAGGAAAGCCTGTAGACAATAGAACTGAAGAGCAAAAAAAATCACTCTTATTGCTTTTAAAAGCACTTAAGAAAAAGTACCCAAATGCTATTATTCAGGGACACAGGGATTTTTCACCAGACACAAATAAAAACGGCATCGTTGACCCATGGGAGAGAATCAAAGCTTGTCCTTGCTTCGATGCTAAAGTCGAATATAAAAACTTATAAAACATGAGACATTTAATCTACTTACTGCTCTTATTCCTCACAACAGGATGTTGCAGTTCAAAAAAGCTAGTAGCAGCAGAAACGCATACAACGGTTGTGCGAGATTCAGTAGTGCTGCGTGATTCATTTGTGGTAAAAAACCTTACATCCTATTTCGATTCAATCGTCGTTCGAGATTCGGTGGTATTAGTCTACAACGATGTAGGAAAACTGCTATCGAAAGAGAGGTTTTTATTTCACGATAGGCAGCGCAAGACGGACATTAAAAATACAGAGCAAAATGTACGCCAGGAGCGAACGCAAAAGCAGAAGAATGTTATAGGAATAAAAAAGAAAGAAACAGTTACACACGACTTCACGCTGGCGAATTTAGCTCGAATAATAGCAATAATGATAGCCCTATTAGTGATAGCCTATGTAATATATAAATCAAGAAACTTATGGAAGTTCTTGCGAAAAATGGTCAAACCCTAGCAGATGTAGCAATCCAAGAATATGGATGTTTGGAAGCAGTTGTAAAGCTTTCATTAGATAATGGTAAAAGCGTAAGCGAAATGCCAACGCCTGGCGCAAAGTTGCAACTTCACCAACACATATATAATAAGGTATTGCAAAAGTATTGCAAGGTGCATTCAATATCGCCTGCAACTGCTTACGATTCACGTTCAAAAGCTCGTCAAGGAGTATTTAATAAAATCTTTAATTCATCATTTAAATAATGGCACGATCTATTTCTGAAATAAAGCGAACAATGACAGATGCATTTATGCAAGATGAAGCAATTTGTGATGCTTACGATCTCTCATCAGACAAAACTCGTTTTGCTGATTGCTTTTCTGCAGTTAGTCTAGAAAACTTGCTTTTTTATATAGTAGCTGCGTGCCACTATGTACTAGAAAGTATTTTCGAGAAATTCACGCAAGACGTCGAGCAGAAAATATCACGTGCAGTAGTTGCGAGCATTCCATGGTATTTTGATAAGGCAAAAGCATTTCAGTATGGCGACGCACTGGTCTTAAATCCTCGCACCTTTGGCTATGAATATGCGAAAGTTGACACTTCAAAGCAACTTGTAAAATATGTAGCTGTAAGAGATAGAGGTGCCTCGATTGAAATGCTAGTGTCTGCAGAGGAAGACGGAAAGCCGACACCGCTTTCAGATGACATTTTAACAGCGTTTAAACACTATATAAATGCTATTAAAATAGCAGGTGTTGTAATTAACGTGAGAACAAGAAAAGCAGATGAATTATCTATTGCAGTCAAGGTTGTTGTAGACCCATTGAAGATTAATCGACAAGGCATCGATATCGCCTCATCTGAAAAGGTAGTTGAACATGCAATAGAGAACTATCTTGCAGACATTGTATATGGTGGAACTTTCAACAAAACAAAACTTGTTGATGCAATACAACGTGTAGATGGTGTTGTAGATGTTGCTCTTGGTGTTTGCAAATACAAAGCAGGCGATGAGTTTAAAGAAATTGCAGGAAATAACTACACTGCAGTAGGTGGTAGCTTTATTGCTGTTGGACTTGATAAAACGATTGAATATGTGGTATAATGTGGATTTTAACAGATGGATTGAACAACTTGTTCCACCCATCTTGCGCTCAAAGGTTCTTCTTGCTATTTTAAAAGCAATGATCATACCTATTATATATATACACGAGGAGTTCTTGAAAAAGAAAACCGATGTCGAAAGGAGGCTTGACACGACAGCTCAGCGAACATCGATAGAAAGCTATCTTAATGGTTTGTTCTTCTTAAAGAATAGAGAGATACGAATTGAAGAGATAGACAATAGTAATAAGTTGTATGTGTATTTTGCAGACGAGAATCAGATAGCACCATTTATTAATAATAAGTTCATTCTTTACGAATTAGGAGAGGTGCCTGATAAGCCTAACTTTATAGTACATATACCTACATTTTTATGTACATCGTTAGAGATTGAAAAAGACAAATACAAAGGAGAATTTTTGACAAAAATAGTCAATGCATTAAATGTTTATAAACCAGCTGGTAAAAGATACAGCATTAACTTATACGAAGTATGAAAGAGATTAATTTTCACGATGGCGGAATGCCAATTCACTTGGACGATCTTAAATTGCTCCAAAGCTTTTCAAAGGATATTGTTTTGCTTTTGATTAAGTCTCTTGTAGGCGAAGAAGTCGAAGCCTTTGCAATGAATCGACCAAAAGTAAAACGATCACCTGAAGGTGGCGTTATTGTTTTGCCTGGTGCGATGTATGTAAAAGGTGACATCCTATCATGGAATGAAACACGAGTCGCAGATATTACAGAAGGTATGCCTATATATGCTTGCATTCGTGAAGTCACATCGGATAATCGTCTTTTTGCAGACGGTCAAGAACACTCTTGCAGAATTGAAAAAGAAGTGTATTTTTCTTCTTCAAAAGATGGTGTTGCAGAAGCTTACGATATTACAACTATTGCTGTATTTGCAGATTTGTTGCAAGAGAGAATCAAATTTGGAGATTGGCAGAATATGGTTTGGAGAGAACACTTCTATAATGGATATTCAGGCACATTCTCAATTCGTGAAGTAAACAGACGATATCGTGTACAAGCAAAGCTCGAGAGTAACGCAACCGTGTGGACCAGTAAGTATGAATGGCCAGGTCGCAATTTTTATTCAATTTTTGATAGCATGCCTGCACCATCTAAGTGGAAAACTTCATTTAGACAAGGAGTTGATGTTAAAGGTAAACTTGGATCATCTCTTGGTAAGTTGATATGTACAACTAGTGAGGTTTTTGTTTTTGAGCCTGTAGATACAAACTTAACACCTCGAGATTGTCCAATTGTTTTAGATATTACGCTATGATGAATATTTATGATTTACAACAGCGTGCAGAGGTTCTGCGCAAGCGAAATATAGAGGGTTCAATTACCCCTGAAGAAGTAGGAGGATTGATTGCTGACACGCTCTCACTTATATCATCAATAGAGCAAAATAGTTCTTCATTAGCAGTGGTGAAAGTGTATTCTTCTGTTGCTGAAATGCAGGGAGATACTTCGCCAGTTGCAAACGATAAGCCTTTGCGCTTTGGGCAAATTGTCAGCGTTTATAACGAAGCAGATACAAATGATGCTCACAATGGAGAAATATATGTATTTGAGAATCCAGGATGGAAGTTAATCGGTAACATTAATAAAGTTGCTATTGGTGTTTCGCAAGGACAGGCTTTTCCAGGCACAAGGGGCAAGGAACTCGAAGACAACTTAAATAGTGAGATTTCAACACGTGAACAAGCTGTAACTGCAGTTGGCAGAAAGATAGACGAAGAAAAGACTTCTTTGCAACAATCGTTGAGAGAAACAGAATCAACTCTTCAAGAGCAAATTGATGAAAACTATCGTCTTTTTGAGCAAAAGCAAAAGCAGCAAAATGAGTTCTTTCAAAAGGCACTTTTAAAAAGAGAAGAGTTCAAAGCAAGAATTCTCACACAAGAAGAGTATAACACCCTTGTACGTGAAAAGAAAATCGAAGAAGACAGGTGCTATCTTATACTGGAGGATGATCAATGATACGATTAAATAATAAAGAAATTGGTTCAGTTGAAATCGGTCGAAAGGCTGTTTCAAGGATCATGCAAGGCACACATATTATCTGGCAAATGGTCAAGAGCTGCTTTGGTTCTGGTGTTTGGAAAAGCGAAAATAAATGGTTAAATAACGATACTTGGAAGTAGTATGGCAAAAGCAATAGACAATGAAATAAAAACCCTTACAACATCATGGGAGGGTTTTAAAGGTAGCCGAGTTGAAGAATTCATAAAATATCAATTGAGCAAACTTGGTTCAGAGAAGTTTGGCTATCTCAATATTGAAAGTGGAGAAGGTGGCTTGCAGACAATGCGCTTTTTCGCAAATGAAGAAGCCTTTACACAATGGTTTAACGATAGAACTTTGTATGCAGATAAAGTTCTAAAAGAGTTTAGCTTTTATTCAAATAAACCAGAAGAAAGCTATACGCTTCGAACTGTGATCACACGTTATCCTGCAACGTCGATGGCGCAAGGCTCAAGAAACACCCTTGCACTATCTTACAATTGCTATTGGGGCGACAATCCAGCAGAAAAAGACACTGCAGATGGTGAAGCTACAGTAGAAATCAACGGTGTAGAAATTGCGCAGCTTACACAAGTTCTAAAAGCTAGCGGAACAGCTCAAGCAAACACTTATGAGTTTGATTTGAGCGACTATCTAAAGGAAGAAACCAACAAAGTAAAGGTTGTTGTGAGCAATTCACATGGTGCTAAAAAAGAGTTTCTTTTTAACATCAAAACTTATAATATTGCTTTGTCTTTCGATAACTCTTATGATGAAAGCATAATTCAATCAGGCAAATGGTCTTTGCGTGTTAATTCACGAGGCGTTGAAGCCCTCGTTTATTGTCGAGTTGAAGACGGCAAACGAGCAGACACATATACAAAGAGTATCAATAATTCAAGTGGTGAATTTATCATCGACGAATTAGAAAAGTATAGTCTTGGAGCACACAATATCAGCATTTGGGCAGAAAATAAGCAATTAGGGCTTAGAACTCAAACGCTTACAACGACTTATATTAAGGGTGTGAAAAACGGAAATGGACAGGCAGCTCTTTCACTTGGAAAAGGATTCATTGGAAAAGTAAAGCAGTTTAGCGTTGTGAACATCCCTTATTTCTTCTATCTACCAGATGATGATGCAGGAAGCAAAGCGAGAGTAAAAGTGCAACTTAAGTTCAATGGTGAAACTTTAGACCTTTTAGAGCAAGAAGTAACGCTGAAACTTGATAAGTCGTCAGGCTTACAAAGTGTAAACATTACACTTGATGATAACAGGTATTTGCCTTTCGTCGATGTTGTTATTTCTGTTGGACAGCTTTCTGTAACTCGCAGAATTGAAGTTGAAACAATTGGTATTTCTATTGTTGCTGCAGATGAATGTAAGGTGTATATACCTATGCGTGGTAGAGCAAATAACGACCTTTCAGCGCAAAACATTACTTCTTTATATAAAGGCGTTCAGACTTCACGATTGGTGAGAAGTGAGAACTTTATTCTAGATGAAAATAACGGCTTTTTAGATGGTCAAGGCTTAACTATAAAAGCAGGTAAAAGCGTTACGCTTAAAGACTTTTTGCCCTTTGCAACCGACATCGGAGCAAATGGTAATAAGCAAGGTAGAACAATTGAACTTGAACTTGAAAGTGGCGTTTGCAGTAACGAAAGTGCAATTATTGCACAATGCTTTCATGCAGGTGTAGGCTTTAGAATTTATTCAGGTAGAATAGAATTCGGATGCGCAACAGATAGCGTTACAACCTATTTCCCAGAAGGTTCTAGAGTGAAAGTAAGCTTTGTAATAGACGGAACTACAACACACACACGCAACAATCTTGGTGGTGGTAGCGTAACAGAAAAAGATGTGAACCTCGCTTACCTTTATATTAATGGTGTTATTGTGCGTATGTTCGACTACACCAGTGCAAGTTGGAAGCAAGGAGTAGCAAAAGAACTCACCATTGGAAGTGAACAGGCAGACGTTAAGCTTTATTCTATTCGCATTTACGATAAAGCACTTAACTTTAAGCAGGTGCTAGATAACTTTGCATATGACACACCAGACATCGAAGATGTGTACGATGGTGGAAACTTTGTGCGCTTTGGTAAAATATCAATAGCAAGAAGAAATGATATTTTGAACACATCTGGAGATATTCACAATCCCGATGAGATTATCTCATTTGACAAGGTGAAAAAAGCACTTCCAACTACTCCTATTGCGATTTGGAACATCGATGAACTACCCTATAATAAGAATAATCCAAATGTAGCAATCAACGCTACAGAGTTCTTGAATCCCACCTGGAACAAATCTACAGATGGAAATGCCTGCGCACCATTTAAAGTAGGCGCACACTTATTCAATGCTGATGGTACTTCGTCAAACGGATATCCATCGCCATACAAGAACTGGGCGGAAATCTTCGAAAATGGAGATGGCAGCGCAGTTGAAATTACATTAGACCCCGAGCATTCAAGCGAAAAGAGTACTTCTTATTCAATCACACCAGGCGTCGAGCAAGGCGAAAAAGAAGTTGTACATAAAGTTAACTTTGCTAGTTCAGAAGGTATCTTCAATATTTTAGCGATGAATCTTTTCCAAGAGATATTACTAAATGCAGCGAAGACCAATACAGACCTGTACACAGCTTTCCAAAGAGCGCAAGCAGAGAGTTCTAAACCTGTAACTTTTAGAAAGAGCCTCAGCGGTTTCCCAGAAATAGGCTTTCGCAAAACAAGCTCATCAGGTAGCAAATCTCCTGTGTTCTTGTCTATCTATAACTTGATAAATAACAAGTATAGCGCAAGTTTTATGGGCTTCCCTGCAAAGGATTACAAAAAGGCTCAAATATGGGAGGTCGATGAGAACGTGAACTTCTTTAATCGTGAGATAACAGATGCTTCACTTGATGGTGGTAGCGTTGTGCAGAGCAATGCAACCAGTAGTAAATCGCCTATTTACTATGCACGTGTGCCTAAAAAATCACCTGTAAATAAAAAGAATAAGCTAGGTGCAGTAAAATCAGCAACGGACAATATCGCAGAAGCGAATAAAGAGATAGCAGTGATTAAGAGATTCCACAATTGGGTGGTATCTTGTAATCCTCATTTAGCAGAAAGATACAAGGTGCAACATGGTGAGTATCGCACATTGGAAACTGCAGTTACATACAATGGTGTGCGTTATACCAAAGATACACCAGCCTATCGAAAGGCTCGATTTGTGAACACTCATCAAGACTATTTGAATAAGGTAGATGCTATCTTCTACTTCATCTTTAATCAATTCATCATTGGAATGGACTCTTTCGATAAGAATATGAGTATTGCGTTCGACGATATAGAATTGAATACAGATGGAAGCGTACGCAAAGCAACAGCACGTCTATTTGAACGTGACACAGACTCCCAGAGTATGTTCAATAACTCAGGTGTGTTAGCCTTTAAGTATTGGGCAGAATGGAACGACGCATTCAATCCTTTAACAGGTGAAACAGAAGGCATTCAGGGAGAAGTTTTTGATAACGATAATAACGCATGGCAACCAAAACTAACATCAGGTTTTTCTCCTGTGTTTAATGGTCGTTTGTCAGGCTTAATAGACTTAATACATGAATGTTGGAGCGATGACATCGCAACGATGTATAAAGCTATGCGTGACGCAGGATTGAACGCAACTTACATGTTTAAACGCTATCAGGATTATTGGAAGAAATGGTGTGAAAACCTTTATAATGCAGATGCAATGGGTTACGCAAATACGGGTCATTTCACAAAAGCTTATGGTGATAAACTTAAGCTTATGGAGTATTTCTTAACAAAGCGTTCACGCTATTTAGATAGCAAATACTGCTGTGGTTCTAGCGTTGTAAACAACTTGCGTTTGCGTTTATATGAAACTGGAAAAGGATTAGCAATAAAACACTATTCACCTATGTATGCAAGCGTGCAGTGGGGCGCAAATAACTTCTCCACTGTAAGAAGTATAAAGGGCGAATATGGGCTTTTACCTTTTGGTTTCACCAATCCTCAAGATGCTACTTTCGACATCGACGATGCCGATATGATTACGGATTTAAAGACCTATTCTACAAAGGCAAGTGGTGATGTTATATATCATGGATTAGAGGGTTTAGGTGATTTTAAATTTGACCAGAATATGACACTTTTAAAATCACTTGAGGAACTGATAATGAACTACTCGGAGGATAAGCCAAATACCAATGAGAGAGGTGTATCTTTCGACCTTTCGAAGTGTGGAATGCTTAAAAAGGTAATCGTTCGAAATGTGGTAAATCTTCGAAGCCTCATCAATCTTTCAAGTGGTGTTTTGCAAGAAGTCGATTTCTCAGGCACACCTATAAAAGGCGTTGTAATGCCAGAAAACAGTTCACTTACAAAGTTGGTCCTACCTGAAAGTATTACCACGCTTAAGTTAAAAGGCTTAACATCGCTAAAAGAAGAGAATTTAAACCTTGCAGGAATTTCAAACATCGATACTTACGAGTTCGCAAATTGTCCTAAAATTAATGGATTGGAATTGCTTCAAAAGATTTACAAAGCAGGCGCACCTCTTTCAAATGTAACTCTTGGTGGTGTTGATTTTACAACCTCTGATGTAGCATTTATCGCTAAACTTGCAGAAGTTGGTGCAAACGTAACAGGTAAAATCACCTTCACTTCAAATGTGAAGATAACCTATGAACAAAAACGTGCGTTTGTGAAAGCCTGGGGAGACATCGACGATGAGTCGAACAAGCTTTATATTTCTTATGAGAAGTTTGCGGTAACAAATATCTATATCAGCGGTGAGCTTTACATTGCATCACCTAAAGATGTTCAGCTTTACGCAGAAGTTCGTCCAGAGCGTGGCAACAACATCAAGTCTTTGCGTTGGAGCATTTCTGAAAATAACTTTGCTACAATAGATGAAGATAAAGGTATTTTGAAAGTGAGACGTGTAGGCAATGAAAGCGATTTGCCAAAGCCAGAAGCACAGGTGAAAGTGACGGCTCATTTAACCGATGGCACGATCTTAAATGCTACTGAAGTTGTAGGCTTCTATGAGAGAGGATTAGCCCTTGGTGACTATGTATATAGCGATGGAAGTTTCTCAAATAAACTTCGAAAAGACTTAACTGTTGTTGGTATTTGCTATTACATCTCAGAAGACAAAAACGACAGACGAATATTGTCTTTGGAGCAAATAAGAGACACCGCAGGTATCGATTCGTTTAGAGCTCCATTCTCAAATGTTCAGCTTACAGACAAGCCAAGTTATAATGTACACTTTGTGCCAGGCGTAAAGCAAATCAACTCAGAAGCTGAAGCTAGACGCTATGATGGTTTATCACTTCTTGCATCTGACACTTTAGATCATCGTGCAGGTGAAAAACTACCTATAGGAAAGATAGACACATTGCTTACAATAAAGCATCGTGATGTAATTCTACAAGACAGTGGCATTAATTTGCCTATACCTGTTGCAAATAGCGTTGGTAGCGAATATAATAACTTGCTTTCACTTATGAACATACATCGTCCTCGAAATAATAATGAAGAAGATGATAGTATAGCGGCTTATTATTACCCAGCTTTCTCTCTTTGCTATGCTTTTGAACCCAGATTAAAGGGACATAACGAAAGCCTCAGCGCAGCCTTTAAAGCTCATGAATGGTATTTGCCTGCAGTTGGTGAAGCTATTTATATCACAGAAGAGTACTTGAAGGCGGAACGTGGAATATTTGCGCAAGCAATTAGAGATGGTCTTTTCTCTCTGATGAGCTTTACGGTGAACTCAAATGGGGTGAAAAATACACCTTTGCTTTGGACATCTTCACAGCGTGTGAACTTTGGAAGAACAAACAGTGTGAGGACACTTCGTGTTGAGCAAAAATCACCAACCATAAAAGTAGCTGAATGCTTTGAAATAAATTATAATTATCGTAATAACTTTAGAATACAGGTACTTCCTGTATGTCAATTCTAATTAGTAAAAAACAAATATGAAAATTACACAATCAACAAAACCTGTAAGAGTTTGGACTTCACGCCAATATGGCTTGCTCGTTGTCTCATTCTCGGCATTTATTGAGGAAAAAGAAGGTATTTTTACTTGTGAGTTCTTGCAACTCGAGCCAGGCGAATGGGGTTACGATAAAGTCCTAGAAAAGCTCATTCGTGAGAAGTATTCGCAATCAAAGGTTGAAGCATTAATTTGCAACTACTTAAGCGAAGATGGTTCGAAGGATCATGAAAGCGAGTGGAAGGAATTCCAAGAGTATCGAAAGAAAGCTAAAAAGGAAGCAAAAGAAATCTTTGAGTATGGATGCAAAGAACTTCATTTAGCTGTTTAATTTGCCCTGGGGGAGGCAAAAAAAAATCCCCAACCTTTTTTGTAAATATCATCTCACCTACATTTACTTTAAGCACGTAGCCACGGGTTGGGGGACAAGATCCTCTGCCGTGACTACGTGCTTTATATTTAAAATAAATATGTAAGTGAGAGGTGCAAAAGTACAAATAATAATCGAAAAACAAAAACATTATGCAATTAAAGAAAAATTATTTCCAGGCTCCGCTACCATTTATGGGGCAAAAACGTAAGTTTATAAAAGATGTAAAGGCTATATTATCTCACTATAAAGATGATATAACTATTGTAGATTTATTTGGTGGTTCTGGACTGCTTTCGCATACAGCGAAGCAAGAAAAACCACTTGCAAAAGTCGTGTATAACGATTTTGATAATTACAGCAGCCGTCTAAAAGCAATACCGCAAACTAATGAGTTACTCGCTAAAATTAGGGAGTTAACAAAGGAACTTCCAAGAGATAAAATGATTGCGAAGGAGATTAAAGAAGCTATATTAGAAGTTGTGAGAACACATGAAGAGAAATATGGCTTTGTGGATTATATTACGCTTTCTTCTTCGCTTTTGTTCTCTATGAAGTATGTAACTAGCTTCACAGAACTTACAAAGCAAACCTTTTATAATGTTGTAAGACAAAATGAATTTAACGCAGATGGTTATCTTGAAGGCGTAGAGGTTGTATCCAAAGACTACAAAGAGTTGTTCCAAGAGTATAAAGATACGCCTAATGTGCTGTTTTTAGTCGATCCTCCATATCTCTCAACTGAAGTAGGCACTTACACTATGACGTGGGGCTTAAAGGAGTATCTCGATGTGCTTTCAATTCTTGTAAATCGTGACTACATCTACTTTACTTCGAACAAATCTCAAATATTAGAGCTTTGCGAATGGATGGGTGAAAATAAGGATAATTGCAATCCCTTTGAACACGCTACACAGGTGAAAGTAAATACAACGCTAAACTATAATTCGAAGTACACAGATATAATGGTGTATAAAAAGCATTGA